ATATACAAAAAGTTGGGGTTAGAAATGGATGCAGACGCTTTTGAGATAGTAGAAGAGGGCTGGTTAAACCTAAATCACGTCATCGCTGCGTCAGAGTTTTATGAACTTACACAAGTTTATTGCACAGGTGGTCACACTTTTTTAATAGATTTGCCGTTAAATGAATTTGAAGCACTATGGACGTAGTTAACAAACCTGCACACTATCAGGGTAAAGTAGAGGCTATAGATGCTATCGAATCATCAATGACAAATGAAGCATTTAAAGGTTATTTACACGGTAACTGTCTTAAGTATCTTATGCGTTTTACTCGTAAAAATGGACAAGAAGATTTGCTTAAAGCACAATGGTATCTCAACAAACTCATTGAAATCAATGGCAAGAATAGAACTCTCTAATATTGACTATATTCTCAAATGGGAAGGTGGTCTAAGTAAGCACAAAGCAGATACGGCATCACGTCACCCAGTACCTGATGGTAGCGGAAATCATACAAATAAAGGAATTACTTGGATGGTTTGGAAAGGTATTTTCGGAACTACAAACGAATCAATAGAATCTTTCTACAAAATGCCCAAAGACAAATGGGTTCAGATTTACCAACGCTATTGGGATGGTTTAAACTGCACTAAAATCGAATCTCAGATTATAGCTGAATTTTGGGCAGACTTTGCTTGGGGTTCAGGCATAGGCGGTGCGTCACGTCAGTTGCAGCGTTTTTTGAACTCTCACGGCTTCAATTTGAAAGTTGATGGTAAGATGGGGCAATTCACAATTAGTGCCTTAAATAGCCTTATTGAGCGTAATGGAGAAAAGTGGGTGTTTGAATCTTGCTACTCTTGGAGGGTTCACTTTTTGCAAAGTTTGACTTCATTCAAAGATTTTGGCAAAGGTTGGATTAATAGATTACAAGACTTCTATATTTACGCTCAAAGACGTTGGCAACCTTAGACGACATAGGGAAAAAGTTTAGCGACTTCAATCCTGCTGGTGACAAAGGGATTCAAGGAATCCTCCAAAATTGGGGTAATGAACTTATTTCTAAATTTCGTGCTAATCTTCAGAAGAACAAATCTCTTGCATCTCGTAGACTTTACTCAGAGATAGAGCCTGATATTTCACCAACGAAAACAGGTTATAGTCTACAGATTAAAATGCTCGACTACTATAAGTGGGTAGAGGATGGTAGACCACCGACAAAAACAAATACGCCATCTAGCCCAACGCTTCAGAAATCTATTGAGCAATGGATCATAAACAAAGGCATTCAAACAAGGACATCCAAAAATCAGTCACGAGCAGCATCGGTTAAGAGCCTTGCTTATGTAATCGCAAGAAAGATTCATCGTAAAGGAACTAAGGCAAGACCTTTTATTTCTCCTGTTCTAACCGACAAAATGAGGCAAACACTTGCCGACAGAATCGGTAGATATATAGCTGACTCTTTAGCGTCATAGTTCTGTCAATAAAGAAAAATATTTTTCTATTAAGGAAATTTATTTTATCTTTGCTGCATGGAACTACAAGAAATCATAAATCTTATTAAAGTAAAAAGAAAGCACGGACTCGTGAAACGAGTATCTGAGCAAACAGGCGTGTCTATGCCTACCGTACGCAAGTATCTTGACGGTGACGTGATTAACCCAAAAGCTATGTTGGTTATCAAAACTGCATTGGAGGAGGTTTCAAGATGAAAAAATTTATATTCAAACTAAAACGTATCTTTTCTAAAGAAAAAGTTAACGGCACCGCTGAAAGCCAACCAACTTATTCAGAGGGAGACCTTGTGAACCTTGTTTGGATGATTGAAAAATTAAGACATCCAAGTAACAAATGCACCATGAACGAACTTTTAGAAGAAGTCAACAAACACTTTGATGGGTTAAAAGCTATAAGGGAGGTTTCAAGATGAGCAACAAACAACAAACGGCAGTAGAGTTGTTGGAAGAAAAACTAAAAATTTCCTTTGGAAATGATATGAAACCATTAAGGGGATTTTTTGTAATAGCCAAAGAAATGGAGAAGAAGCAGATTATTAACGCAAATAGAGATGGTGTTGATATGGTTGTAGATAAAAAAGATTTTATCTCAGGTGAACAATACTACGAACAAACATACGGAGGTAACAAATGAAAGTTGAAGTAAACGTATATGTACACGACAAAGAGGTAGAAGTAGTATTTGATGACACTTTCACTTTTACCTATGATAGAATGGAAGTTGAGGATGTAATCATTGAACACTATTTCAAGAAATTTGAAGAGGTTATTTCTAAGGATGACGACAGTAGTCCATACGAGGTAACTTACAGAGTAGACTTAGAACACATCAAAGAACACGAACTATACAGAGTAATTCAAGAGACACTATGAAAACATCAGAGAAAATAACAAACCTAACGAAGGCAATGTTTTGCTTTCAAACCAAAGTATCAGCGGTTAAGAAATCTGCTAACAACCCACATTTTAAAAGCAAGTATGCTGACCTATCGGCTATTCTTGAAGTCATTAACCCTATTATGATAGAATGCGGTCTACTGGTTACACAACATCCAAATGAAGATAGTCTTGTTACTACGGTTTATCACGCTGAATCAGGCGAATGGATGCAGAGTGAACAAGTCCTGAGAATGAAAGATTTGAATAATCCTCAGCAACAAGGCTCTGCAATTACTTACGCAAGACGTTATGCCTTAGCTTCTATCTTTAATCTCAACCAAGAGGACGATGACGCAAATACTGCAACAGGCTACCAGGTCAAAGCAGTAAAAGAAGAGATGACACCTAAACACCCATTGTGGAAGAAAGCAGTTGACCATATCGTAAAAGGAGGTTCTATTTCTGACGTGACTGACAAGTACATTGTAAGTTCAGATAACATTGCTATTTTGACCGCTACTAAATGAATGATTTCACAAGGATGGAAATTACAATAACACAACAGGAAGAACTTTGGCAGGAGGCGAGACTATCTCGCTTCACTGCCTCAGAGATACACAAGCTGATGGGGATTTCTCGCAGCGGTGACATACTAAGCAAAACTGCTGAGACATTTGTATACGAAAAAGCAGCAGAGATTCTCACAGGTCAACGCAAAGCAATTTTCGGAGATGCTCTTGAATGGGGTAAGCAATACGAAGCCGATGCCTTTAACCATTTCGCAAGAATTACATTTGATGAGTTTACCTACTATGGTGGCGAGACATATGTTTTTATACCATACGGAGACCATAGCGGCTATTCTCCTGACGGCTTGAGCAAAGATGCCATCTTAGAAATTAAATGCCCTTACAACTCAGCAATTCACCTTAAAAACTTTACTATCTACGATGCCGATAGTTTGAAGACTTTGCATCCAGAGTACTATTGGCAGATGCAACTCGGCATGATTGCAGCTGACTTAGATAAAGGCTACTTTGTTAGTTACGATCCACGAATGCCGCAAGGCAAGGTCATTCACGTTGCGGAAATAGAACGCCATTTAGTACAAGACGAGATAGACGAGAAACTAAATGCAGCTGCTGAATTGTTGAATAATGTCATCAGATTGTAATTATATTTGCAATATTGAAAAAATATTTTGCATTTAAGGAAATTAGGTAGATATTTGAACCATGACACAACACCACTATTTTCAAATCGTTTGTATTCTATTCTTTGCAATAGTATACTTACTATGGTATCTTGCTATCAAGTTACAAGAGTTTAATCAAGAGCAAAAAGAAGCTGAGCCATTCCAAGAGCAGGAAAGACCATATGTTGATCCTGCTCACTTTAACGAGGTAATGAAGCACCAGGCTAAAGTTAGAAAAACAATGTACAGAGGTAAATTAAAACTATGATGACCGCAGTAGAATACTTATTTGACAAGTTAGTCAATACAGAGCCGACAAGAATGGAGTGCTTCCAATATCTAAAAGAGGCTAAAGAGATGGAAAAGAATCAAATCATTACGGCACACGAAAGTTCCGCTATTGAGTTAGGTAAACCTTACATAGCGTTAGACTGTGCGGTTGCTTATTATAAAGAAAACTATGAATAAACTAATTGAACAAAGAGTGGCGGCAGTTTTGCTCAATCACTCAGAAGCGAGAGACAATGATAATGTTTTACTCGTGGAATTTTGGAAAATGGAAATGAACGACAATGAGAAATATGCATATAAAACATACGAGTTTTTCAATATGCTTTATCAGGGCAAAGTGACCAATGCTTCAACCATTTCAAGAATAAGACGCAAACTGCAAATGCACTACCCTCATTTAAGAGGTGAACGATATCAGAAACGCTTAGAACAACAGGAAGAAGTAAAACAAGATTTAGGGTATGGGATTTCGTTGGACTGATGAGAGAATCGATAAACTCAGAGAGTTATATGTTGCTACTCACATTGACGAAATTTGTCAATTCTTTGGGACTAAGAGACACGTTGTTTACTGTGCTGCTCAGCGTTACAATATAGCACGTTCAGAGGACTTTAAAAAAGCCCATTGCTACAATGTCAAGCCAAATGTACCTACTCAATTTAAAAAGGGTATGACAAGCTGGAACAAAGGTAAAAAAGGCATTCAAATAGGCGGTAAAGAAACTCAGTTTCCAAAAGGTCACAAGCCTCATAATTGGAAACCTGAAGGAACAGAGAGAATCTCAAAAGATGGCTACATTGAAGTTAAGCACAACGGGAAGTATAGACCTAAGCATAGAATTATATACGAAGAGCATCACGGCATTAAATTAGATCCTTACGAAGTAGTTATATTTTTAGATAGAAACCCAAAGAACTTGGATATATCCAATCTAAAACTTATTTCACGTCAGGAACATATGCAACGCAATCACTGGGTACATTTACCTGAAGAACTACAAGAAGTAATACATTTAAAAAAGAACATAACTAAACTAATAACAGAATATGGCAAAAGACAAAATTCAAGACCTGAGACACCATCTATTTGAAACTATTGAAATGCTTAAAGACGGAGACATGGAAATAGAGAAGGCAAGAGCAATCAGCGAGGTTGCACAGG